CACGCGAAGGTGACTTCGGATCCGTTTGTACCTACGCAGAACGTGAAGGTCAATTCGGCCATTTACATGGTCGTTGATGTTCCGCCTGCGGGATACACGAATACCGAAATTATGCAGATTTACACAGGCTTCAAAGCCTTGTTCACTGCATCCTCCGATGCGGTCATCTCCAAGCTGATTGGTGGTGAATCGTAGCGAGGGCGACGTCGAGAATATAAATCGGCGTCGTCGCCGCGACAAGATTGAGACCAACGAAATTGAGGTTACGATCAGAGTGAGTTATAAAACACTCGCTATGATCTTCGCCCTTTTCGGAGTTCTTAATCGTATTGTTGATTCACTGTCTAGTTCGGAGTTGTCCAGGTACAGCGAAACGCTGACTGGGCTCCTTCCATTCTAGCTGTGATGGCTGGAGTTCTTAGGAACTTCACTCCCGTGGTTTGGCCATTCCACCCTTTTCAACGAGTCGGAGGATTTTATGTCTTCCCATCTCCTGGATGCTATGTGGGTCGTTCGCTTGGCTAACGCCGAGTGGACTGTCCTTCATGGCGGTTCAGGATTGCGATACATTATCATGTCTAACATTGAAGCTGGCATTGATCCGTATCAACCGATATGGATCCTTGACTGCCTCGATGACGACGTGATTACTGTATCGGACTTGTTGTATAGGTTGAGCGAAGAAAGCCAGTTGGCTTTCTATCGCATGGCCTAGCTCGTGACATAGGCTACGGATTCGTACACCTTCTCTTGAGAGGAGGGACGATGAAAAGCCTGATGTCACTCTGGTCCCGATTGGCGGATGAATCCGCCAGTCTATGCTGCACTAGCGCCAGCCGCGACATTAATACCGTCGCGGCTCGTGTCGAACATGAGGGGGAATCGTTTTTAACGATTACCCTACCCGACCTTGGAAGATCTATCCAAAAATGGATTGACCAAGGCCGTGTGACTAACCATCCTGCGTTCAGTCATGAACGCGGGAGAGGTCTCCCCCGATTTCTCGGAGGTTTCCTCAGTCGTGTGTTCGACCGTGATAGTGGCTTGTTACTTCATGAGCCGTGTACGGAGTCGATTATTGCTTTGCGACTGCTAACGCTGTCGTTTGGCAAAATCGAACTTGCGTGCTCTCCAGCACGCGAGTTAAACGCCGTCACGAACTACATGAAGTGTGAGCAGGAAGTCCGTTTGTTCGACAGAGAACTCAGTGAGAGCGATCTTACTGAGTTCGTTTGTATGTCGAACATGTTGTTCGGCAGTATGTTCACTCATGTAGATAGAGATATCTACTATGGGGACTACTTGCCTAAACACGGTCCAGGATCCACCGCTGACAAGCTTCTGGGAAACCAGAAGTTTAATCAAACGGTCTGGACCGAACGTCTCGAGAAGGCCGGCCTCGCAGCCGGTGAGAATCTTCTCCCCAATTGGCGTTACTATAGCCAATTGGGTGGAGTTGACTTCCTCGAACCTGGTGCGGAGGTGCCTGTAAAGGTCACCCTCGTCCCTAAGACGTTGAAGACCCCGCGAGTAATTGCTATGGAGCCTACCTGCATGCAGTATATGCAGCAGGCTGTACTCCATCGATTGCTTGCGCACCTCAACAATGATGACTTGTTGTCGAGGTTTATCGGTTTTGACGATCAGCTCCCTAACCAGGAGCTCGCTCGGCGCGGTTCGATTGATAACCGAACTGCGACACTCGATTTGAGTGACGCATCCGATAGGGTCTCCAATCAGCTCGTACGTGCTATGTTGTCTCGTTGGCCTCATTTGTCAGGGGCCGTCGATTCAACTAGATCACGACGGGCTGTACTTCCTGATGGCGAAGTAATTCGCCTCGCGAAGTTCGCTTCTATGGGTTCGGCGCTCTGCTTTCCGTTCGAAGCAATGGTTTTCACAACATTGATCTTCCTCGGCATTCAGAGATCGCTTAACACGCCACTAGCCCGCAGAGACCTCAAGGCCTTTGTGGGAGAGGTGCATGTCTTTGGGGACGATCTCATTGTCCCCAAGGATCACGTGCATTCCGTTGTCACCTTGCTCGAACATTTCGGTGCTCGAGTAGGGGGTGACAAGAGTTTCTGGACTGGAAAGTTCAGAGAATCTTGTGGTCGGGAGTACTTTAATGGGCACGATGTTAGCATAACTCGTGTCCGGCAAGTTTTTCCGACACAACGGCATGACGCTAAGGAGGTTATCTCGCTTGTCTCTCTTCGTAATCAACTCTATATGAGTGGTTACTGGAAGACAGTGAAGTGGTTGGATGGACTTCTCGGAAAGTTATTGACACACTTTCCGACCATCCGACCCACGTCCTCCTTGCTGGGCAGGGTGAGTTTTTTGGCTGAGCATGCTGACGCATTCTCTACCGCGAGACTTCACCCAAGTCTCCATAGCCCCATAGTCAAGGGCTATGTAGTGGAGGCCAAACCTCCTGAGGATCACCTCGGGGGGACTGGTGCCC